CTCATTTACAATCCGCAAAAAGATTAAGTTATTCGCTATATGCATCGCTGCGAAGCTCTCCGCCTAGTGCCGCATAGCCAGCAAGGTCAATAAAATTATCGAGATGATTAGGATTGTTCTTGGTGCGAGCCACCTTGAGCAGTGCCATCATGATTGCAACTTGTTGAGTGCTGATGGTTTTATCTAGGTATGCTGACCATAGGTTAGCTATGTTAGCAAAGCTATCTTCTGGCTTGCCATGGGTAGATTGTCTATCATTATTAATGATGTCAATTGCATTATGTAATATGTCGCTTCTATTCATGTCTTGTCCTTTGTGTGTTGTTAAAACCTATGCATAAGATCGAGTGCCATTCTTGTCAATGATAAGCACTTGCTTCCTTGCTACATATCCTTCTGCATTGGGTATAGATATATGCACCCATGAATCAAACTCTCTAATCAATTGATCATATTGTATATCGCTATGCACAATCTTTTGAACTATCTGATCTGGTGTCAATGTTCCAATGCGAATATCTGCTGCACAACCATTACAATGCTGTGATGTCGGTTGTCCACCAACTAACTTATTTACAATAACTGATCGATATGCTGAATTAATATGAATCGGCAATGCAAATAAAGCTCTAACTTTTTCAAGCATATTGGCTAATCTTGTTAAATTGCCAATCTCAATATCTGTTGGCGCATTAGGTAAATTATTCCTCAATGCTATTTCGCTAAATGTTAATTCATCTAATGTAAAGTGATCGCTTAAATTCATGCAACACCTTTCATTTTTTCAAATGTTCTCATGCCACCTAAACCTAATAATCCGCCTAATGCATACATAAGCATATCTACATTAAATGGAATATCAATTGCTGATTGATGAAATAACATCAATGTCCAATTTAAAATTGGAAATATTAAGAATTGTAATGCAAATGCCAATGCACAAACCCAACCAACCATTGGTCGCCATCCAGATTTAAAAATGTTATCTGATTGAGCTTCAGCTAAATTAACACCAATTTGAGCTAAATCAATTTGAAATCCTTGCTGAATGACTGCTTTATTTAATTCATCTTTGGCTCTTTGAGCTTCATTTTTATCAGGCACAACTCTATCAATAATAGTTGCACCAATATTTAAAATAGCTGATATAGGATCAAATGCCATGTTAATTTAAAAAAGTATCTAAATATTGTAAAACTTTGATTGTTTCTTCAACAATAACTTTAGCGCATCTTTTAAACACTATAAATAAATAAACTAATGCAGCTTTTACTAAAATCCATAATTGAGCTAATTTTTCTTTCACTTAAAACTCCTCTAAATTAAAATTATATAACAAACAAATTCGCTTTGCATAAATGTCAAACTTGGCATTATGTTCTGTAAAGTCTTTGTGGTTATTGTAACATCTGCATAAGTGTATCATTTCATGCAACATAGTTTCCGATATTTTATTCCAACTATCATTAGCTACATCTATTTCAATCCTATTAGGTTCAGAATGAAAATAACCCAAAACATCATTAGTATCAATGATTGCAAATTGAACTTTGTGCGGTGCTGGCATTTTGTATTCATTAAATGGTGGCAAGCTGATAAATAGTTTATAAATCTTTCTCAAGTTCTGTTTGGTTAAGAGTTTTGCCATAGTCCGATTCAGTATAAGTAATTATGCCATTAGGTGAGTAATACAGATATTTACCATTATTTTCCTCTAATGTTTTATTAGTATGACAAGAAACACATAAACTTTGAAAATTATTAGCTTTAAATTTTGTGTCATTTTGCCTATGTGGAAATATATGATCCACAACTGTTGCTTGGACTACTTTTCCTTGCAATAAGCATGAAGCACATAATGGCTTTTGACTTAATTGAGTGATTCTTTGTTGTTTCCAGTAACCAGTTGCATATAGCTTGGCATTTTCTTTGCCTTTTTCGGTTATTCCACCACCATGTTCGGTGCAAAATGTTGATCGGTGTGTTTTATCATTTTTGCAACCTAATTCTCGACATTTAGTGCTTTGTGGAGTTCTGGGCATCTTGAAAGTTTTGGCGGAACATCATTAATATTCCATATTCCAATGTCATTGGACTTGTCTTTTTAAGCATCATGTCAATTTCTATAACACTGAATTTCCAGTCTTTAGATTCAGTTTCGACTGATCGATAGATGTTACTTACATATTGCACTGCTTCTTCTAATGTCTTTTGAGCCATTATAGTTTCTCGACAAATCTTGATTCTTTATACACAACAGCATTAACTAATTCCATCATGTCATCCATTTGAGCTTGTAAGCCAGAATTAGTGCCTAATAAATCTCGGTTAGCTTCTAAATAATCTCTAAAGCGCACAATGTCATCTAATCCATTTTTCATTGGTGGTGTCCAGGTATCTGGATATTCAATAATTTGTGGTGCATTTACACCTTGCCACATTTCAATAATGTCATCGGCTTTTTCCACAACTCTGCGGTAAAACTTTTGTAAAACTTTATGCTCTGATCTTGATTTAGTTTGTAAATGAATAATATGAGAATTAGTGCCTTGATGAAGCATTGTTAAACAAAACTCACCTAATGTTGGCTTTTTAGGTAAATCTTCTTTTTTTTCTTTGATTGAATAGATTTTCTTTTCCATAATAATCCTAATGTAAAGCGATAATAATTAAAGCAAGGCAAATAAACAGCAATAATGATTCTATCATGTTTTATCCTTAATGAGTTCTAAAGTTTGGTGTAAAAGTTCCGATTCTGTTCCATACTTTTTTTCAAATGTTTTTTGACCTGCATGGAGCGCCACACCATAACCGCCATGTTGATGATGCAAAGGGCATAAAGGAATAGCCAAGCTCCAATGGCTGCGCTCACCCAATCCAACCCCATGCCGAATGTGGTGAATATGTGGAGCTGAATAACCAAACCCAAGATTCCTACACACAATACAGCCAACTTGAGATAGCTTTTCATAATGCTTTTTTTCATCTTTATTCACCTGACCAGCCTAACTGTGCAAAGTAGGCTTCAATTTGCTGCATAAAAGCTCCCATTTCCTCAATATTGAGAGATGTAGTGCTTTTGGTATATTCATAGTATTTATCGCCTATAAGCTTGGAATCTCGAAGAAACATAGCACCGCACATAGTATGTAACTCCATAACTGTGTAGCCAGTAAAATCACCAATAGACTTATAAAGATAACCCCAAAGCCGCTTATTTTGATCTTTAGACCTTGCATCATTGTTTTTAACCTCAATTGAAAGTAATTGATTGTTTTGAAGCTTATCTTCCAAAAGTTTAATTAGCTCTGGCAGATTGCTCTTGGATAAATAAAAGCGCATGATCTTTTGCTTCCTTTGCTGTATTAAATATTTGTATTAATTTTGTGTTATGCCACATAGCAAATCGCTGACCATTCATAACATTATACTTTGAAATATAAATGTCATTATGTTCGATGCAATAATTACTTATCTTTTTCCACTTGACTATCATATAAATAATAACCCTTGAGTTTTAACATCGCCACCTGAATTGTATGTTTTGCTATCACCTTTAGGGTATGGCATAACCTCATACATTAATTTTGACCTCATAATTTTTTTATCTGTTTTTGATCCATGAAATATAATGTATCTATGTTTTCGGCTTCTTTCTGTATAATAAAAATCATCGCCATATTTTTCTTTAATTGATAATAAAGTCATGCCATCGGATATGGTTTTGCTATGTTTATGTTCTAAACCTTTAATAGTCCAATCAACTCTATTAGCTGATAATCCTGTATAAAGAAAATTAGTCGATTGATATACATATCCAACATGACCTTGACTTGTGTCGGCATAACTAACCACAATAGTTGGTTTGGGAAGCAATTTAATTGAATTAGCTACTAAAAAGCTTGATTCATTTTTATTATTTTCCATTAAACAAAGTCTATTAAGTTCCAAAACTCTATTCGAATACTCTTTGCCACAAATTCCCATGCATAATGATGGACTAGCTGGAATACCATAAGTAATTACACCTTTTAATTGATTATCATCATAAAGACCAAAAGCAAACATAATTTGCGGAATCCTTTTGGCATAATGTTTTTCTAATAACCAAGGATAAGTTTCTTCATTCTTAATTGGCAATACTATCATTTAGCATTAACCGCTTCCTGTGCAAACTTTAATGATATAGCTGGATAATTTTTAGAATTAGCAAGGATTCTTTTAGCCCATGCTCGCATATCTTTATGTTTATTAGATTGTTGCTCTGCCATAAACTTTAAAACTTCATGGGAATATTGATGATTTTGTTGCCTGGTAAGTTTAGGCGCTTGAAGTTGAGCAAACTCGATTGGCTTTTCTCGGCAGAGTTGTAGAATGTCAAATACAGTGGGCATAAATTTATTGTTATCAACCCATTTATCAAAAGCTTTAGTCACTACATTAAACTCAAACTTTTCTAGCTTTCCAAACCAAACTCTTAATGTATCTATATCGATTTGCGGTCTTTGATATAAAGCTGTAACTGTATCCATAACTTGCTTAAATGCTATTTTGTCTTGTGGTGTCATTCTAGTTCCTTAAAATAATGGTTCATCCTTAATTAAATCAAATACATTAATCTTTGGCACATCAAGCTTTTTAATTTTATGCTGTGGCTTATTTAAAACATAAAACATAGCTTCATGCTTGGTCATAAATTTTCTGATCGCATCGCCAAAATCATCTATGACTAAATATCTAAATGTATTCATCTTATAAATGCTAATTCTATAACTAATGACAGTCCAAATAATAAACCTAAAATACCACTTATAATTAATATTTTTATAATAAAGTTTAAAATA